TGATACATTTTGATTATAGAGAGAGGTAAGTGCGTCAGCTGCTGGGTCATACGTTGCCTTTAAAACTGTATTATTAAACCAATTTGAAAGTAAGTTTAAAAAACTCATACTACTTTTACTATTTTATATTTTAATTCAATATAATTATTCATATGATATTATTATATTCCATTTTTGATTTATTATTTTATCCCAACCATCATAATATAAATAAAATACACATGTTAATGCTTCTGGTAAAATAATTTTATTATTTATAATATCTTGAATAAAATCTCCAATAAGTTTATACCGGGTTTTTATATTCTCTGGTTTTTTATTTGAACTATAATCATCAGGATTGAAACGGATAAAATAGACTGGAGTTCCTCCAAAACTCTGAGATATATTTACCATACGTGTTTGTTCACATTCACAATTTCTATCCTTATGTTGATTTTCATCGCATTCAATAATTAATATTTTATCTTCAAGTTCAAATACTCTGTCAGGTCTTTCTTTGCCGCATTCACCATTATTAATAATGGTATCTGTTGAAGAACCTTTTAAATTTCTAGCATTAAGATAATCCATTAAAGCATAACTTTTTTCCACTATACCGCAAAACGCTTTCCTCCGCATCCAGATACAACCTCAAAAAAGTTATAACTTTCTACATACAAATATAAATTATATGTATATGTCGTATTTGGTGGGAGAGGATATACATCAACTTCTACTTGAAAATTCTTAATGCGAGAAGTATTAATAGAACCAGCGGGTTGAGTTGTGGGTGAATGAAGAGCAAAGCTATAAACCGGAATTAAATCTTCAGAATCTCCAGTCAAATAACGGAATGGAGTAATTCTTGTAAAAAAATCTACTGGTTTTTCTTGCTGAATTTCATTACCATCCGCTAATACTCTTAAGTTTCGTATTGAATCTATTTGACCTTGTGGTAAAAGAAGACCAGAAGAGTTATAGTTTGATAAATAAGTTGTTACATTTGGGGTAGGATTAAATGGTGGTTTAGGATAATTAAACCAATTTGTTAAATTCGCAAAATCATTCCTATAAGTTGTATCAGAACGTCTTGTAATAAATAATAATCTTGATACTGGGTTATGACATTCAACATCTAAAAGTTGTCTATTATAAAGACCTAAAAATGGAAATTGCTGAACTTCTTGATATAAATAAGATAAGGGAGAACTTGAAAAAACACGCCTATCATTATCGGTTAAATATATATATGTAGTTTGAAGTCTTGGATATAATGACCAATTATTAAAATTAGGTTTTGAATAACCAATATCAACTAAGAAATTATTCATTGTAACACCAGAAATATCTGGTAAATTGGCATAAATAGGAGTATTATTATAAATACTATTTGAATCTGAATTTACATAATATCCTGGAGCAACTCTAAATCCTGAAGCATCAAGAGTTGAATATAATTGCTGAATTGGATTCAATGTTAGTTGAATTTCACAATCATGGTACTGGAGTCCTAATAATGGTAAACTTTGAGCTGTATTTTCTGTAAACCAGAATGGTAGCGGAACATGGATATCACGGCCAAAAATAGAGGGTCTATTGAGTTGAGCTACGCTATTAGAAGTTGCTACAGAATTTGATAATACAGTTGGATATCCTTGATTATATAATCCACCAGCATATAATCCATCAGCTGGATTATTTAATTCTGGAATATCACCAACTAAATTCTTCCATTTTTGTAATTTATCTTTATCATAATCTAAAAGAGCACGACTCATAATATAAGTTCCATCAAATTCTTGAATCTTTTGACCACCAACAAAGAAGGCAGCATTTTGAATAAGTGCTGCTCCTAAATATCGTGCCCATTGAAATTCATTTTGTATATTAAGACTTCCCGTTGGAGTAACATATTTACTATAAATATCTGGAATTCTAAAGGTAAAATACATATCAGAGACTAAATCAGCAATACGCTGAATCTTATATCGTAATCGTATAGTTTGGTCATATGATAATTCTTGAGGTCCTTCAAGAGCCGTTGTTACATTTTCCATAGAAAAATGGGAATAACGACGAAATGCTTTATAAAAATATGTCATTTGTGGATTTCCACTCAATAGAATATTTTGCTGTCCATATGAGACTAAAGTTAATAATCCACCACCGGTCATCTGATTATAAATCAGATGGATAATCCCTTAAATGCTTTGTAATTAAGTCCCTTAAATGCTTTGTAATTAAGTCCCTTAAATGCTTTCTAATTAAATGCTTTGTAATTGAAATCTTCATTGAGTATACCATTCAGAAGATAAATATGGAGGTGTTTCAGTAGAAGATACTGTTTTTACTACTGTAGAAGGTCCTGTAGAATATAATTCTTGAATCTCATTATAAGATATTGCATACCGGGTATACACTAAATTACTTATCTTTCCATTGAATGAACCTTGATAAGCGACAACTCTATTATTTGGAATATTCACTGTTTTTGTTACATTATTAAAAATATTAATATTACCATAATTTGAATATGGTAGACTACTTTCAAAAGAAAGTTTATTTACCATTTTTCCATTAATATGAATTTCTAAAGCAGTCTTTTGAAAGTTTAATACAACATGAAACCATTTATTTAATGGAATATTCTCAATATCAATATGATTATATGGATCTACATAACTACTATATACAATTCTCATTGTATTTGTATCGCCTTTAATAAATACGCCGGGCGCCATCAATGGCCAAGGATTATTATCATAACCTTTATAAAAAACATTACGTAATACATCAGAACCATTCATTGTAGTTTCATTTACAGCTATCCAAAAACTATAAGCAAATTCTATACCTGTTCTTTCATTATCAGATGCTAATATTGGTTTCGCATCAGGATATGTATTTATATCTTGTTGAATTATAAGTTGGCTATCATCAGATAATGCTGTATAAGGTAGTATATTAACATAACGATTCTGAACAGTTTGAGACATATTAAATACAGATTGAACAACATAAAAAGCAGTACCCGTGAGTATTACGATTCCTACTCCAAGTCCTATTTCACCGGGAAAATTTGGTCCTTCCATTTCTTACTATCTAACCGGTAAAAATATATTTAATAAATGAAACAGGGTCATTACCAGGACTAGAACCGGTTGGGCCTGCTATATATGTTTTATAGATATCATCAGGGTTCAAAGCACTATTGAATATCTGTAATCTAGAAAAATAACCATCAAATCCTGTCATATGTCTTCCATTTGAATCAGTTGTATTTCCTTGTAAATAACGTAAAGCAACACCCGTTTGGTCTACTTTATAATAATTTGCATATACACATGTCTTTACAAGTTTGCCATCTAAATAAATATCTAATGTTTTACTATTCATTACTACACATACATTTACCCATTTTTGCATTGCTATATCTTGAATATCACATGTGTTGCTACTAGAAATTAAACTATTTTCATCCATTTGCATAGGTTTAAAAAATTGTGTAATATCTGAAGTAAATAAACTATTATCTTTCATATTATTTATTAAATTTGTATCAGTGACAGTTTGATAAGAAATAACTTGACCAGAGCAATCTCCAGTAGATGGATCTATTGTTCCAGAGCAATCCGTTAATGCTATCTGTGTATTGCCACTAGGAACAATATTATTTGTTGGAAGAGTATGAGTTCTAACTAATAATGATGGTTTAGTGGAACCTAAAGCAATTAATATTGTTGAAAAATTAGTAGAACCTGAACCACTGGCATTCGCTGGATAAATTTCTAATAAATGTTTTCTGGTTCCTTGAAGATATGTATAACCAGAAATATATATCCAAAAATTCATTGTAAATTCACCACCATCTCTTATTGGAGGAATTGATACATTATACTTTGCATTTGCTGGATCATTTGCCACAACTTGTGATGATAATATTATATTTGTTTGTAGATTAGAACCTCCATATAAAAATTTATATATAAAATATATAAATATACATACAGCAACAATTGTAAATAAATAAATCATTATATTAAGACCAAATCTTCGTACACCTTCATGTCTTACTGGATTTATATTTCTTCTAATATTTTCTACAACTGATTCCATCTACTCTATTTAAGCATTAAAAGAAGTCAAGCCATTTGTGAAGACCATTCATAATATGGTTTTGCTGAATTTACAGAAGGTGAAGATATACAATCAGAACCGGCACATAATGATGGAAGTTGTGGTAATCCAGAAAGACCTCCATTAATTCTGTCTAACGAAATAATTCCAAAAGAAGATGTCGAGTTACCGGGATTTACATCAAATAATGGAGAACCTCTTGTTGTCACATTATTTTCATATTGATTTTTAATAGATATTGCTGACATTGTATAAGGATATAAATTAAAAAAACCACATGAACCATCAACTTTTGAATCACCAACATTAATTCCTTGATATAAATTATTAGGATATAATATTGATGATGTATATTTTGATAAAACTAATGTATCATTATAATATATATCATAACGTCTTCCAGAACGATTTATAGTTATCATAATCCATTTATTAAATGGTAATGGGGGTAATACAAATGTTTCTATATAGATAAAACTTGATGTATCTGATATTGAATTACCAGAAGCATCATATGGATATTCCTCCGCATTACCAGAAGCATCATTGCCTGATGATTGTGTTTTAATTGTTAATTGAACGGATGCTTTTCCTTGACGACTTGCGTCGGGTGCACCAAGAGCTTCCAATACAATAATTTCATTTATATTCATTAATTGAATATATCCCTTGTGATAGCATGATGAACAATTTGTTCCAACACATGAACATAATTCATAACGACCAGTACTACAATTTGGCAATGATGGATCACTGCTTCCTCCCGTAGTGCTACTACATGGTGTAGCTATACCAGTTTTTTTAAGATTTTCTAAATAAAAGAATCCTTGAATACACGCATCATTACTATTTTGAAATGTATTTGAATTAAATATATTTGTTGAATTATTTAAATTATAAGGACCTTTATTTTGAACACTTACTGATGTAATTGGCATTGGAATGAATGTTAATATTAATAAGGCTATAATTATTAGTATTAAAATTATATATATATATATTTCTATACTTAATCCCATCTACATTATTTACTGAAAAAAGGAAGCTGATTTTGTAGTTGGTACCAAATTTCTAAGCTGAGTTGTAGTAATAATATTATCAAAATACATAACATTCGCAATTTTAACTGTATTTTGAAGAAATCCTAGTGGACCAAACATACTTGGATTGCCAGTAGGTGTATTAAGAGTATGTTTAGGTGTATAAGTGTATTTTAATTGATAATCTTTATAGATTTCAACAAAATTTTGACTTATAATACATGTTATAGTAAATGGTTGATTAATTGGAATATTTTCTATAGTTGGTAGAAGTTCTAAATTTAGATTTCCAGAATTCATTGTTATAACTCCAACTTTCAAATCATTTTTTACAGGATCTATATATACAATAAAACTAGAATTAGAAAATTTACTTAATATATCTGTTTGAGCAACTGTTAATATTCTAGGAAATGGCTCATCTGTACCTCTATATTCTACTAAATCTGTATTATTATGAACATTTGCTGGAGTATTCGTAGTGCTTCCAAAATATAAGACCACACGAGGAACATCAGTTGATAAATATGTATTCTGAACAAAACAATCAAATGATACAGAAAATTTATTATAATTAAATTGAGTAATTGTATTAAAATTCATTGCCGTATCTGCTGGGCATACACGTGTAGAGTATAATAATTGGTTATTTATAGTAGTATCAGTATTTGGTTTTGCTGCTACAGTTGTAACTCCAGAAACAAATGGTAAAATAGGTGTTACATAAGCATTTATAGCAAGTATAATTAAAAATAAAATAAAACAAACTATACTTGTATAAAATAATATTGAAACTCCTAATTTTATCGGTGAAGAAGGTGCTTCCATCTAAATATCTTCTTTCTTCTTTTTTAGAGTCCTATTATACTTCTTCAAATCACCTTTCTTTGTATCGAATCCAATACGTTTGTAATACTTTTTTGCTTCAGTTGCTTTACAATCTATTAATCCTTCACGTAAATAACATACAAATGATATACGAGTGAATTTCTTTTCACCTCCTAATGTGCCGGTAGATGCGTCTTCAAAATGAATCTTTGGTAAAGATTTATTATATTGTTTATCAGATTCTGATTCTTTCATTTCTGTATTTCCATGAAATTCATGAACATTCATCGCTAAATAGTCCCCAGTTCTTACATTAAATCCAATTCTATATCGGGGAAAAATTGTATAACCTCCAGAGTATTTACCACGTTCAATAGCAGATAGATTACCAAATCCTTCTTTAAAATCACCAGCATCTACATGTAAAGCTGTTCTGAAATTACGATTTATTGTAACTGAAGAAAATGCCGTATCATCAATTTTAAAAGATGGTTGTTTATTTGCCCTAGTTAATTGTTTTTTATATGCACTAGGTGTTAAAGTTTTGAAACATTTATCTAAAAATTTAATAAAAGGAATACCCTTTTGAAAATTCTCAAAATATCTTTGAGTATATGATGTTAATCTACAAGGAAGTTTCATAAATGGTGTTTCTTCAAAATATCCTAATACACTACTAAAGACTAAATTATTCACACGCATTTTAGACAATTTACCATCTTGCATATATCGTGTTGACCATCCTTTAATTTCTACTGGTTTTCTCTTTTTCCAGTATGTCCCATGTTTCGCAATAGGACCCGCAGCCGCACCACGATTTCTAGAAGTTGCTGCTGTTTCATAGAAAGATTCCCAACCAGTTTCAATAACATCTTTTGGTATAACATTTTTACGAAACTTTGCTAACAGTTCTTCTTTACCATCTGCCAACTCTACATATATATCCACATCTTCATTATATATTTTATCAGCATTTTTTTCTGTTAAATATGTTCCTTCTAGAGCTTCTATTTCTTCATTACTGAGTTTGGCTTTCACAACAACTTTTTTTACATCTTTTTTAATTGTTTTTGTAGCCTCTTTTGGTATTTGTACTCCTTCAAATAAATCTTCTTTAGAAAGATTATTCTTTGTTGCTTTCTCTTTTTTAGAATCTACCATCTACTCTTTCTTGGAAAAGAAATATATAGCAAGGCCTACTGTAAATACTAATCCCCCTCCTATGAACCCACCTTTTATCATGGATCTAAAATCAATTTCATCTAACATTTCAGAAGTTATCATTGGAGATACTTCTCTTGCTCCAAGTCTCTTAATATAATATAATGCTTCTAACTCTGTCATCGTAGGCTTATTTAATGTTTTATTTACTTCATTATGTAAGACGACAGTCCATTTGAATAAATCTTCTTTTCTATCTAAATGAGGAGTAATCGGGTTTTTGGCTAAATGTTCTTTTAAATGTGTTCTACATATCGGGCATGGTAATAGGAATTGTAAAGATTCAAAATAATCCTTTGCTGCTTTTTTATCAGCATACGATGGTTGTTTCGGGTATGCTAATGCTATTATGTGGATTACATTCCAGAAAACTGGACCCCATGTCTGAGGTCTAAGAATCATTATACTTACTCTTACTATCTATTTTATTTTAGGTCTAAACATTCCACGCAAATAATACATAGCAATAGAAAATGATTAAAGTCCCACAAATACATAAAAAAACAATATTCTGTACGAATTGTGGTCAACATGGACATTATGTAAAAGCATGCATAGCACCAGTTACTAGTTTTGGATGTATAGTAGTAAATCTACCATCTGGATTTGACCAAGCAAAAGAATTATTAAAAAATGATAAATCTGTATCTGGATTTCAAAATGTTTTAAAAGATTTAAAATTCTTGATGATTCAACGTAGAGATAGTTTAGGATTTATTGAAATTCTACGTGGTAAATATAAAATAACAGATTTAGAATATATTAAATATCATCTTTCCATAATGACAAAAGATGAACATAAAAAAATTCTTACACAAGATTTTGATATATTATGGAATAATTTATGGGGGACTCCAAGGGAACAATCTCATAATTATAAAAATGATAGAGAACAAGCAAAATTAAAATTTGAAACTTTAAAAAATGATGGAATTTTAAAAGATATAATTGAGAATATTAAAGAACCTTGGACTTCTCCAGAATGGGGATTTCCAAAAGGAAGAAGAGATCCTAGAGAAACAGATTTACAATGTGCTTTACGTGAATTAAAAGAAGAAACTGGCATTCATGAAAATGATGTTATTTTCATTAAAAATTTAGAACCTATTCATGAAACATTTTTTGGAAGTAATCATATTCATTATTGTCATAAATATTTTATATTTGTATATAATTCTAATAAAGAATTATATTATGATAAAAATAATTTCCATATGGTTCAAGAAATTGGTAGTCTTGAATGGTATACTTCAGAAGAATGTTTTAATAAAATAAGACCAGAGAATATTGAAAAGAAAGAAGTGTTGCTACGGACAATTAGTTTATTACGAAATTATTGCCCTTTAAAAATGGGATAATGAAATAGATGGCTACCAATAAAGAAGAATTATTGGAACAATGGTTGGTTGAAACAGATAGTTCTCGTAGAGAACTTCTATTAAAAGAATTAGAAGCAAGAAATTTAATTCCTGATGATACTGACTATGAAACTGAATATGGTTTATATCCTGACGTAGATGATGAAAATTTTCTAATGAAACTATTTCATAAACGTGAATTTGCTGAAAATAAATATGAGTCTATTGAGGACTTAGCAACTTGTAGTGGTAGTGTAGAATTTGAATTAAGTCCAGTCCAAAGATTTGTTCGTAACTTCTTATCTGGTAAAACACCTTATAATTCTGCTCTTCTATATCATGGTGTCGGTGTCGGAAAAACATGCTCTGCCATTAGTATAGCAGAAGCTAATTTATATATATATCCAAAGAATAAAGTATTTATAATAGCACCGCCTAATATTCAACCAAATTTTTTAAGAACTATATTTGATATTAATAATGTTATTATTTCGGATGATGATAATTTACCAAATATTCATAATGGCTGTACTGGTAACTTATACTTACAGTTATCTGGGACAGAATTTGAGAAAGATATAAAAGTAATTGAACGAAAAGTAAAATCTCTTATTAAAAGTCGTTATGAATTTATGGGTTATATACAATTAGCAAGTTATATTGAAAGAGTAGTATCCAAAAACGCTTCAATAATAAAAGATCCTGAAAGAAGACGTATAGAAGAAATAAAAGTAATACGTAAAGAATTTTCTGGAATAACTATGATTATTGATGAAGCACATAATCTTCGTGATATTCCGGGTGAAAGTGATGATGATAATCTTGATGCGCCTGGTGGTGATGTGGAACTAAGTGATTCAGCACAAGGTAAAAAATTAACACCTAGTTTAACAAGAGTTGTATCATATGCAAATAATATGAAACTTGTATTTTTAACAGCAACACCTATGTATAATAATTATTTAGAAATTATATTTTTATTAAACTTATTATTATTGAATGATAAAAGAGCAACTATAAAACCTAATGATATTTTTAATAATAAAGGCGATTTTACTAAAGAAGGTAGAAAAATATTTGGAAAAGTTGTTATGGCATATGTAAGTTATATGCGTGGTGAAACTCCTATTTCATTTCCTATTCGTTTAAATCCAGTAAATGCTCCCACATTGAAAGCGTGGCCAAGCAATGATCCTAATGGAACAGAACTTAAATTAACAGAGATGGAGCTAGAAAGATTAAATCATTTACCTTTAGTTCCTGTTGTATATAGAGAAGATACAAGAGCTGACTATATTAAAATTATAAATGAAGCTGTTACTGAAAGTGGTTTAGGAATTAAAAGTGTTGATACATTAGTTCAATCTGGTAATTTTATTTTTCCGGAAGTTGGTGATTCCTTAGATTCAAGAATTCGTGAAACTGGATTTGATAATGTATTTGATGATAGAACACATAGTTTAAAAAATCTTACAAGATTTACTTCTAAAATAGGTCCTCCAACATGGTTACGAGAAGATAATTTAGGAAATTATTCTCCAAAATCTGCTTTTATTATTAAAAGAATTCGTTCTACAACTGGACCAGTCTTTGTATATAGTCGTTTTATTAAATCGGGTGCTTTACCATTTGCTTTAGCTCTAGAAG